GCATCAAGGCCGAGCCAGGCTGCAAGTGCACAGCCAGAGCGGAGGAGATGGACCGCCGCGGCTGCGACTGGTGCGCGGCCAACGTGCCGCTGATCGTCGGTTGGCTTCGCGAAGAGGCGACGAAGCGTGGCCTGCCGTTTGTTGACGTGGCCGGTAGGGTGCTGGTGAGACGAGCGATCAGCAACGCGAGGAGGCTGCATCGTGGCAAAGCGTAAGCCGCCGCAGGCCAAGACCAAGCCGGCCGTCCATAGCAGCATGGACGACGCCGAGTACGACGACGACGACGAGGGGCCGAACCCGGTCCCCGACGAGGATGGCAATGTGGTGCTGAGGCGAAGCACAGGCAAGAGGCCAACAACGAAGGAGCGTGCCAATGGCAGGCGATCCAATCACGGAACTCGCTAGGCGGCTGTGCACGACGCACCCTGAGGCCAACACTCGTTCGCTGGCGAGGCGGCTGGTGGCCGAGTCCAACAACGCGATCACGTTTGAGCAGGCCCGCAAACGGATCATGCGGCAGTTTGGTCGCAACGGCGTGCACGATCAACGGCACACCAAGGCCGTAGCACCTCGCCCGGCACGAAAGAACGGCCACCTGTACTCAATGCCTCGGGCCATGACGGAGGCGTGGACGCCGCATGTGCTCAAGGTCACTGGCCCGGTCGGCATCCTGTCTGACGTGCATGTGCCGTATCACTCCGAGGTTGCCGTCGCCGCGGCCGTTGGTCACTTGAAGACGCAGCGTCTCGCCGCCTTGCTGCTCAACGGCGACATCGCCGACTTCTACGCCATCAGTCGGTACATGAAAGACCCCAAGCGGCGGGACTTCAAGGCCGAGCTCGAGGCTGTGCGTTCGTTCCTGCAATGGCTGCGGCACGAGTTCCCCGGCATACCGATCGTCCTGAAGTGCGGCAACCACGAGGAGAGGTGGCAGCACTGGCTGTTTCAGCATGCCGCCGAAATCAGCGACGATCCACGGATGAGCCTGACGGCCTGGCTGGACCTGAAGGAAAACGACATTGAGCTTGTCGAGGACCAGCGGCCGGTGATGCTCGGGAAGTTGCCAGTGCTCCACGGCCACGAACTGCCGAAGGGCATGGCGGCTCCGGTGAACGTAGCCCGCGGGGCGTTTCTGCGGACACTCTCGACGTGTCTGGTGGGCCACTCTCACCGCACCAGCAATCACGCCGAGAGCAACATGTGGCACCACGAAACGGCGTGCTGGTCCACCGGCTGTCTGTGCGACTTGCGGCCCGACTACAGCAAGTTCAACCGATGGAACCACGGCTTCGCCATGGTCACCGTTCACGACGGCGGTGCATTCGACGTGCAGAACTACCGCGTGATGCTGGACGGCACTGTCAGGTCGGCTTGACGCACGCCGCATGCTGTCAGTTTTCCAGACCTGAGGAGCAAACATGACGACGACACTGGAGCAGGCAAACGCCGCGTTGAAGGCGGCAGTGCACGAGCGGCTGGGAAACACGCCAGCCGATGACCCGAAGATGGTCGGGTACTCGCCGTTGACGGAACCTCGGCAGGTTGTCGCAAGTACCGAGGAAACGCAACACGACGAGTCGGACGCGCCCTACGCCGAGACGATGAATGCCGCAGCGAAGCACGTCGAAGCCGCCTACGAGTCCTACGCACTGCGTGGCGACTCGGTCCTGAGCGACACCTACGCCGAGTGGGAACCGGGGTTTCGCCCGGTCTCGCCGGCTGAGCAGACGCTGCGGGACGCAATCGCCACGATCCGCGACCGGCATGGCAAGTACGGGCCGCCTACGGAACACTTCCAGAGGACGGCATCGCTCGTCAATGCGGCGTTCGGCACGACGTTCACGCCGGCCGACTGGGCTCTCGTCATGGTGCTGGACAAGATCGCCCGCCAGATGGGGCCAGCGGCCACCGACGACGCGGCAATCGATATCGCGGGGTACGCGGCCTGCCACCAGGAGTGCCGACGTGCCTGAACCCCTCGCCGACGCCTACCTTGAGCAGTGCGAGCATGACGCCCGCCGATTCAGCGGGGCGTGGACAGGCACCAGCGGCACGCTCGCGGCCCACGTCATGCGGCTGCTCAAGGACCGCGAAAGGCTGGCTGAGGAGTTGGCGGCAGAACGGGCGCGGAGGCAGGACGCATGATCGCTCTGTACGTCCTCTCGGCGTGGCTCGCCGCCGACGTTGCCACGGGCATCGTTCATTGGTGGGAGGACCGCTATGGCGACCCCGCGTGGCCGGTGCTGGGGCGGCACGTCGTGGAGCCCAACATCCGGCACCACTCTGAGCCCCGGGCGTTTCTGGCCGGCGGCTACTGGCAACGCAACTGGACTACGATCCTGCCCGCGGCCGCCGTATCGCTCGTCGCCCTGGCGGCGGGGCAGCACTGGCTCGCCCTTGTGGCGGCGTTCTCCAGCCAGGCCAACGAGGTTCACGGCTGGGCACACCAGCGATGCTCACGCCCGATACGGGGGCTGCAACTCATCGGCCTGCTGTCGTCGCCAGACGGGCATGCGGTCCACCATCAATCGCCGTTCAGTACGGACTTTTGCGTCATGAGCGACTTGATGAATCCGGTGCTTTCGGCGGTCGGATTCTGGCGTGGGCTGGAGCGGGCCGTGGGCTTGGCCGGCGTGCATCCGAGAGCGGAGCGAGAGACTGCTTGACCGGGCGGCGGGTTGAGTGCGACGACGTGTCCTCCTCCACGTTGCCGCCTCCCCGCTTGCTCGGTCACGCTGCCGGTCTATCACCGTCCTTCGGCGGCCCCTCGAGGTCCAGCGGCGGCAGGAAATCCAGCCCGCGGCTCGTCTCCGTGATCCTCGGGTCTAGGTAGTGCCCGCGGGTCATCGCCGGATCGGCATGGCCTAGGTGGGCAGTGGCATCCCCGCCGGCAGCTGCGACGTAGGAGGCCGACGCCTTGCGGATCGCGTGGAACGCCCTAGATGGCACGCCAGCCGTCTTGCAGAGCAGACGCATGGATGCGTAGTGCGACAGCGGATGGCCCGTCCTAGGCCACACCAGAGCGTCAGGCGGGCCTCGGCGGCTTTCCAGTTCAGCGGCAAGGGCAGCGGTGATCGGGGAGACCAGATCCCGCTCTCGCCCTTTACGGGTCTCGGCGAGGAACAAGAGCCGCTGGCTGGCCGTATCGACCTCCCGCCACCGGAGATCAAGCAGGGCACCTATCCGCTCGCCGGTCTGCCAGGCGGCTTGCAGAAGCGTGCCCCACCACCAGGCGGCCGGCAGGCCTGACATTCTGCCGCGTCTGGCCTTGGCGGCTCGCACCAGCCGGCTCATCTCGTCCAACGTGTACGCCGTCGGCGTCCGTTTGACCTTCTTCTGGCGAGGCAGGCCGGGCCATTCGCCGGGGTGCAGTTTCTTTTTGCAGGCCCAGTTCCAGATGGCGAGCAACTGGCTGCGGTCTTTGGCCACAGTGTGTGGGCTGACCACGCGACCCCGGCACGGGTTCGTTGCTCGCCACCGCAGGAACTTGGACACCGCCACGTCTTCGAGGTCAGTGACCAGCGGCTCGCGGCCGAGGAACTCCCTGAACTTGTCGATCGTGTGACCATAGAGCGACACCGACCGATCCGACAGATTCATCAGCAGTGCATACCGCTCCAGCAATTCGTACAGCGTCACCTGACACCTCCCTTTCTGCCCCCAAGCCTACCGAGGTGTACAACTGTTCAAAGGAGCCCTCTCCGCTGAAACTTGCCCCCGGCAGTCGATCCTACGAATGGTCGGCAGGCCGGGGCAAGCGGCAGGATTGAAAGTCCGGGCGGTTTGACGGTCGTTCCCGTATCGGTACTATTGGGGCATGATCGCAATGGCACTCAAAAACGAACGCGGGCGGCGAATGATCTCCTGCCGGGAGGCTGCTGAGGCGTACGGGTGCTCGATGTCCTACATCCGCCGACTGGCCCGCTTGGGGCGGCTTGAGACCGAAGAGGTGGCCGGCAGCTACGTCTTCGACGAGGCCGACGTGAAACGGCTGGCGGCCACGGCCGCCAAGGGCGAGGGTAGGCAGCGGAAGCGTGCCGGCGGATTCAAGGCCGGCTGACCCGCGTTTTCCCGGCGAAAACGCCCCCAAAGAAAATCTTTTTAAGACCCCTTGCCAATGGTTCCGATATCGGTATCATTGGGGCACGCGAGCGATTGAGACTCGCAGCCGACAACCGGGAGACCAAATCATGAACGCTGAAATCAAGATCATCGGCATGAGCGACGAAGAGACCTGTGGCTGCTGCGGCAAGACGAACCTGAAGCGGACGGTTCGCGTTGAAGTGAACGGTGAGGAGCAGCACTGGGGCGTGGTGTGTGCCAGCAAGGCCCGCGGCGAGCGAGGATCTGCCACCGACACCAAGTACCTCATGCGGGCCGCGAAGTTTGTCACGCTTGCCAAGAAGATCCTGACCAGCGGCGGCACGATGGATCAGGTTTCGCGGCTGCCATGCTCGTGGCCGTGCCGGATCAACGACGGCAAGTTTCAGGCTTTCAACATGGTCAACGTGTTGATCGCTGAAGTGGCCCTGTGATCCCTGCTACCAGCTCGCCGGCAATCTGGCCGGCGAACACAACGGCCAAGGAGGGCCACGTCATGCACCGGATTTCAAACCTCATGCCAGCACTCGTCCTCGTCCGCATCGGCCAAGAGCTCGGCACCAACTCGCCCGCCGCTCGCGCGGTTCACGACCTGCTCGAACTGCTGGCCGCCGTCCCCTGGAAGATTCTTAGTTGACCATAGTTGCCGTACTGCAACACGCTACCGTCCCAAAACCCGACCCGCAAACCTACCGTTTCTCCCGTGCCCTAGGCACCTTTCAGATTCCGGCTAGTGAACGCTTGACCAGTTTTGATTTGTGGATACCTTTACCCACCAACCGAAGGAGACCCCCACCATGGACCCGCATCACAACGAGTACTTGGCCGCCGTCGCCGCAATGCCCGAGCACACCGTGTCGGGCGGCACGACGCGGCTCATCGACGGCCAGTTGGTCACGACCTACGCGGTCGGCGACCGCATCCGGTGGACCGACAAGGGCCGCACGCTCGCGGGCGTGGTGGTCGAGGTGCTGACACACGACACGTACCACGTTCGGCGGCATGTCCCCGACCGCGGCAACCTGCACTACGCGGTGACGGCCGAACAGATCGTGCCGTTCTAACCCAAGAATTCCCGGGGGAAATGGCACGGGGGTTGCCCCCCCCCCCCCCCGTTTACGTTTGTCCCCCAACACAAAGGATCACGCACGTTCAGGACCGCCGGAAGACGGAGTCATTCGGTGGAAGGAGTGGGGCGGAGCCCCAGCGGCAAGGACGCACGAACCACCCGCCGAGCAGGACGCAGAGCGGGATTTTCACAACGCAGAAAGGACGCGAGAGATGACGACGATTGCAACAACGACCGACCGCAAGAGCATTCTGCTGTCGATGGCCACCAAGTTCGGCATGGAGCCGGCCGCCTTTGAGCAGACAGTGCGGGCCACCTGCGGCTGCGAAAAGGCCACCAAGGAGCAGTTCGCTGCATTCCTACTGGTGGCTAACGAGTACGGGCTGAACCCCGTCACCAAAGAGATCTACGCCTTTCCGACTCGGGGCGGCGGCATCCAGCCGATCGTGGGCATCGACGGCTGGATGACCATGGCCAACAACCACGCCGCCTACGACGGCATCACGTTTGTGGACCGGCTCGGCGATGACGGGCAGTTGGTGGCCATCACGGCCCAGGTGCATCGCAAGGACCGCAGCCACCCCGTCGAGGTGACCGAGTACCTCGCCGAGTGTCGCCAAAGCACAGACCCGTGGAAGAAATGGCCGGCCCGCATGCTTCGGCACAAGGCCGCCATTCAGGCCATCCGCTACGCGTTCGGGTTCAGTGGCATCGTGGACCCGGACGAAGCCGACCGCATGCGGCCTGCCGTCAACGTCACGGTAAACCACGCAACAGTGCACCAGCCGCGGCTCCCGGCTCGCACGATTGAGCCCGATGACAACGGGCAGGAGTTCTCCCACGAGGCCGCCGAGCATGAGGTGACCGCATGAGCCGCGTGAAACTGGCAGGCGTTGACGTGTGCTCGATCGTCGGACGGCTCATGAGATTCGGCGTGCCGATGGACTACGCCGAGGCCGTCGGTGATCTGCTCAACAGTGCGACAGCGGCCAACTCCGAGGCAAGGTACCTCCGCGAGCAGGTCGAGTTCCTCATGCGGTTCGCACCGCCCGAGGTCCGCGAGCCTGGGAAACCGGTGGTGCCACACGATTGTCGCAGCAAGTGGGAGTGACGAACTACGGACGCCCCGCCATGGGCGAAGCAGGCTGAATCATCGCAGCCGCAGTGGCCGTTCCGCGGGAGTATCGACCAGACCACCGCAGCCGCAGCGCCGCCTCCTGGCGTGAAGCGACCGAGCCCGGCGTAACCGGGCAAATACACGGACGCAGAAAGAGGCCAAGGATGGGCAGTCATCAAAACAGGTGCGAGCGGCTGGCGAAGCTAGTCGGCCTTCGGGCACCAATCGACCTATTGGTCAACGAAGCCCGAATGCTTCGGCATGAGCACGAAGAAGACGACGTGTCTCAGGGGTTTTATGGCGTGAGATGGGGCTCATTAGCCATTTGGGCTCTTGTGTGCCTGTGCAATGAGCAAGCCATTGAGGTGCGAGAACTGAAGCGACAGGTGCGGCAGCTGAAAGCGCGGGCGAAGTCGCAACAAAAGGAGGCCGTCGCATGAACCACTACGGCATCGAAGACACCCCCGGCCCGCTCTTCGCCATGGCCCCTGCCGTTCGCGGCTCGGTCACCTCGGCCGCGGCAGCCGACTCGCTGACGCCGGCCACGCTCAACGCCATGCAGCGGCGCGTACTTGAGCTACTTCAGGCGACGCCTGACGGGCTGACCGACGAGGAGATGCAGACGCGGCTCGAGATGAACCCGTCAACGCAGCGGCCTCGGCGGATCGAGCTTGCACGGCGAGGGATGGTGGTCGAGGCCGGCACCAGGAGGACGAGCAGCGGGCGGATGGCGGTGGTGTGGAGGGTAATTAGATGAGCACTGCAGTATCAACACAGCCAAAAGGTCTTGACCGCTGCGCGGATCAAATCCGAACGGCACAACACAAGGCCCAGCGGTCTTTCGCTGAATACATCGAGACCGTCGGCGGTGAACTTGAGAAGGCCCAGCGTCTACTCGCCGATCATCACGCCGGATTCGGCCAGTGGGTGCGTGATGAGTTTGGGTGGAACACCTCGCAGGCCGACAGGCTAATTAAGGCTGCCGCGACCATGCGGATACTTTCCCCAATTGGGGAAACTAAGAACCTGCCGTTACCAGCCACCGAAAGCCAGTGCCGCCCGCTGGCGTCGCTGCCTGCCGAAGACGTTCCGGTTGTGTGGGAGCAAATCTGCGCGGCATCCGAGCAGACCGGCAAGCCGATCACCGCAGCGGTTGTGAAGGCTGTCGTGGACGAGTTGTCGCCGGAAGAGAAGCCGTCCGCCAAGCCTCGCAAACCTGCCGCCAACAACGCGGCAGCACGGCAGGCCGACGAAGAGATCGAGCCGGACCGCATGCTCGATGAGATCAGCTACTACGCACTCGCTTTTCTCGATGCGTGCCCCGAGAGAGCGGACGAACTGGAAGGGCTGTTGTTGACTTGGGTTTCCCGTTGCAAGCAAAGGTGACACATGAAAGAGCAAATGGATCTTGGCGGCGGCATCTTCAATTTCTTTGCCAACACCAGCCTGTCGTGGCCCAAGTGTTTTAAGGAACTGATCGACAACTCACTCGACCAGAACGCCTCGCAAATCACGATTCGGATTGAGTCGCGCCGCAAGAACCTGTCGGTGAGCATCGAAGACAATGGAGGCGGATGCGACGACCTGCGTCGCATGGTTTCTCCGGGCGTGCATCATCGCACCAGCACGACGCTGGCAGGGCAGTACGGAATTGGGTTCACGGCGGCTGCTTGTTGGATCACTCAAGTCGGCACGGCCACGATCAGCACGGTCAAGGCCGGAGTGCGACGCATGGCCACGATCAACTACCGGGAAATGATGGAGTGCGGTGACACGTCGTTTGAGGTTCAGGATCGCGCCGTCGCCGCCGCCACAGGAATGAAAATTCACTTTCCGATGTGCGGCAAGTCGCTGAACGACGTTGCCCGGCTTCTCGATGAGCTTTCGTTTTTCTACGCGATGCGGCTCAGAGAGGGCGTCAAGATTGAGGCTATCCACAACGGCGAGTCTCGCATCCTCCGCCCCAACCTGGGGCCAGAACTTCGCGACAAAGTTGTGGTGAGCGGCGAGCTCGACGGAAAGCCGTTCAGCGGCTGGTTCGGGATTATCTGCGATGGAGAAAAGGCCAGCCGGCACGGCATGAGCGTGTTCTGGGGGCATCGTCTCATGCAGACAACTGGCGACTGCTGCGGTGATTTCAATACCGCCCGCGTCTACGGAGTGCTGAATCTTGGAATTGAATTTCAGCCGAACCCGCTCAAGGACGGCCTCGCTGACGAAGACGAGTGGACGGAGTTGATGCAGGCCGTCTACGCGCAAATACGTCCAGTGCTGGAGAAGGCCGACGCAGAGGCAGAAGACTTCGAATGGGACTCAATGGTCGATGACATTGAGATGGAAATGAACGATGCCGTAAAGGGCAGGAGAGATCAGAAGCCTGATGGAGATGATGGGACTGTTGAACCGTCAGAGTCGGGCAGGCGTCACAATCGCTTTTCTAAAACGCAGTCCGGCGAAGCAGCCGAGGCATTGTCAAAGGCGGGTCGCTGGAAGATTCGCGTGCATCACGTTGCTGGAAACGAGGTGATTGTTCGCCACGAAATCCGCAACAAGGAACTGCACATCTTCGTTGACAAGGAGCACTCGTGGTTTTCGGACTGCGAGCCGTTGCGCCGCCGTGGCAGAGTTGAGTCTGTGATTTGCCACGAGATCGCACGAGCAGCATCTTCGGACGATTACAAAAAGCTCCCGCTGCTGGCGATGATCCACAAGGCTGGAGACATGAACGACGACCCGGTGGCGATCTACATGACTGCCGTGGCGTCGCAGGCCCGTGGCTTCGCAAGCGCCTGAAAGGAGGCCAAGGATGGCAGGTGAATGGATTCCCATCGACTGCAACCTGGGCACGAAGCCCGAGGTGCTCGAGGTGGCCGCGGCGACTCGCGAACCTATTGAGGTCGTGGTCGGCCGTATGGTCCGCCTGTGGTCTTGGGCGTGGCACGTGACGGCTGACGGCACCATTCGGGTGCCCAAGTCGATGCTCGCCACGGTGGCCGGCGGTGACGACCAGTTCTGGTCCGCTGTTGAGCGGGCTGGCTGGCTCACGTCTACCGACGACACGATCACCATCCCCGGCTGGGAGGAGCGGTTCGGAAACGCCGCAAAAAGGCGGCTTTTGGAGCAGCGTCGGCAATCTGTACGCAGAACGTACGCAAACCGTACGCATGGCAGCGTGACAGAATGCGTACCAGAGGAGAGGAGAGGAGAGGAGAAGAGAGAAGAAGAGATATCGGCTGCGCCGGTTCCGACGAGCAAGCCGGCAAAGCCGTCTCGCTCGCCGGCGAAGTCCGCCGTGTCGTGGTCTTCGGAATCCGGCTGGCATGGCATCACGGACGCCGACCGCTCGGAGTGGGCCACGGCCTTCCCAGGGGCTGTGCTCGATCAGGAGCTCGCCAAGGCCACGGCCTGGCTGCGGGCGAACCCGACGAGGGCTGGCCGGCGGAACTGGCGGTCGTTCCTCGTCCGGTGGCTGTCTCGGTGCCAGGACAAGGGCGGCACCGTCCGCGAGCCCGGCAGGCGGCCCGACGGAGACGACGCTGCCCGCCGTGCCCAGTTGGACCGCAAGGCCCGAGAGTTTGCCGGCATGAGGCCGGCCCCATACCGGCGACCGGCCGAGGCCGTCGCGCTTGCCGAGGCACTGAAACTCAAGGAGGAGGATCTATGACGCCCCGCTGCGAAGACCTGCCCGCCACGAAGCGGCAGCTGCAGGTGCTCACGTTCATCCGCGAGTACATCGCGGCGAACGGCTATTCGCCGACGTACCGCGACATGGTGGCGCACTTTGAGTGGGCGACGCCGAACGCTGCCGCCTGCCACATCGCCGCTCTTGTTCGCAAGGGCTTGCTGCGGCAGACCCGTGGCCTGGCT